GAGGCTTAACAGCCACCCCGTTAATGATTAAGCGTGCCATTTTACCTCCCTTTAAATGTTAAGCAAGACTTGTCCTGCACGTTCTTGTTCTCGATTGATTTCTTGGATGGCCACACGACCAAATTCGTGCCCACCGATTTGAATGACGATGTCACCACTACCACTGAAGCCACTTGACTGTGTCAAGCCACCACCTAGAGCGTTGACTACGGCACCGCCTACAACACGTCCCATAGTTTGTAAGAAGCCTGTGTTTTCAAGAGGCATAACAACCTCTTTACCAGCTTCACCAATCATGGCTACGGTAGGACTATCAACGATACCACCACGAGCCAAACGAGGAAGGCTGACATAACCAATACTTCCTAGAGATACTCCAGGGATTTTGTTAATCATGCCGATAACGCCATTGATCATACCAACGAAGCCATTGACAACATTCTCAATCGTGCCTAGAACAGCGTTAACTGCACTCTTGAATGCACCACCAACTGCACTACCGACCATTTGACCTGCGTTCACGAAGATGTTTTTGACTGTGGTCCACACACCAGAGAAGAAGCTACCAATCGTGCTGAATGCGTTCTTGACCGCTTCAAATGCTGTTTTGAAGACACTTCCGAACCAAGTAGCTACGTTAGCAAGTGCATTCGTGACGTCGTTCCATCTTTCTCCGAACCAGGTGCCGATATTGGCAAATATACCAGTAAGCCCATTCCAAGCTTTCTGAAACATATCTGTGAACCAGGTACCGACATTTGAAAGTGCAGTAGTCACTTCAGTCCAACGATCACCGAACCAGGTTCCTAAATCCGTGAAGATGGCAACAATTCCATCCCATGCAGCTTGGAACACGCCAGCGAACCATTCGCCAATCGGTGTGAAGATAGCCACGATCCCATCCCAAATTCCTTGGAAGATTGCTACAATCGTATCCCAGATAACTTTCAAAGCTGCTACTGTCAAATCTAACAATCCAGATAAGATTGCAGACAAGACGCTCATGATAGCATCGCCCGTTTCGGTGAAGCCATCGAAAATTTTGCTCATATCACCAGTAAGGATACCTGTGATAATATCAAACACGCCTTTGACAAAATCAGCTATTCCTCCAAATATATCAGCAACTGTGTTGAATAATACACGGAAGACTTCTCCGATATATTCAAGAGTTGGAGCTAGAACTTTCGTTAATTGTTCAATAATAAAGCTGATAACTGGTGCTAAATAAGCATTGATAACTTGTGACATTTCTTGGAAGCTAGCGACCATGTCCAAAATCTTTTGAATCAATGGTGAAATGTGCTTACCGATTGTATCAGCGAAACCTTGACCGATTTTCTTGATGACTGGTTGGATGTAAGTATTCCAGCCTTTTACAAATACACTAACAAAACCAGATATAGCCTTTGTTGATGATTCAATCGACGGTCTAATATAATTATCATACACACGACTGATTGAGTCGACCATATCATTAATTGCTTGTTCAGCACTTTCAAAGATTGGAGCGATGTCAGACAAAGTGTTTGAGAAAATTTCAGCAATGCCAGGCATGTTATCTGTAACAATTCGCTCGATACCTTTCATAAGGTCCCCACCGAACTTGTAGCTAATCTCTACAATACTTGAACTAATCGCTAAAATAGATGACACAATCGAACTTCCGATACGAATAGCTCCAGTCGATGTAATGACATCATAGAAGCCGTCTGCGAACGCTTGAGCGATGTTTCCGGCCGAGGCAAACATATTGCCCGTGTTCTCAAATTCTGCCACTAGAGCACGGATGATGCGCTCTTTTTGACGCCCTAGACCGTTTGCGATGCTTTCAGCAAGGAAAACACCGATACCAACTCCGACCGTACCGATAGAACCCGTAATCTGCCCTAGTGCATAAGCGATTTTCTCGTTCATGCCATTGAAGGCATTAACGACCCGTGGATCAGTGGCGATTTCTTCAAGTGTCGTCTTGATTTGACCAAGACCAATCTTGATACGTTCTAGACCTTCAGCTCTAAACGCAGCATTAAACCCTTTACCAAATAGGTCAAATAAACCTTTTAGTTTATCTCCAAGACCGTCAAAGATACTCTTGAATTGGTTATCCATATCGGTAAGAGCTACTTCTGGCAAGATATCCTTGAAAGGTGCGCCACCGCCACCCTTTCCTTTCTTACCTTTGCCTCCGCCGCCTCCGCCTTTGCCTTTGCCAGCGCCATCATCATCGCCAGAATCATCTTTCTTACCTAATAGGTTGATTTCATCAAATCCCATTAGACCAAGTAATTCCTTAACGGCTTTTTTAGCTGACTTGGCTGTGTCGTCGAGGTTATCGGCCATACCACCTGAAGCATCATCTGCGTCACCCATGGCATCTGCGAGGTCGCCTGCACCGCCTGCTGCATCTTGTAGCGAGCCGTTCATGTCATTGACTGCTCCGGCTACACCACCGTCTTTTACAGTCGCTTTCTTGTTAAACATTAGAGCGATAAACTCTGCCAGCTTAGCAGTTACATTCTTCAACACCATAGCGAATGAGTTCAAGACTGGCATGACAGCGTTCACTATTGGTAGGAATGCATTCCCTACGTTAAGTGCAGCATCTTTAAGTAATGATTTAAACAAGCTGATTCGTCCGTTGACTGACTGAGACAATGTTGTACCATATTTGGCGGTTGCTTGTTCCAGGATAGCCATAAGTCGAATCTGTTGCTGAGTCTGGTAATCAAGTTGGTCCCAGCTTTGGCCATTTGCAAAACGCTTGAACGCTTCAGTAGATTGAATCATGGCCACATTGACGTTGATTCCTAAATCTTCAATTGCTTCGGTGTTCCCGAGCAAACCTGAACGAATACGCTCCATAACGTCCGTAATACTACGACCTGAACCCTCTGCGACTACTGCTGATGTCTGAAGCATCTTAGCAGTATAGGCGCTGAGCTTGTTTGAGTCTTTGATAAAGCCAGAAAATAAGTTTGAATATACCGCCCCATATTTTGTCGCTTCACCAACGCCCATATTCATAGCACTCGCATTATCATTAACCCATTTTAAAAACGTTTGTGAACTCTCGCCCATCTGGCGTTTAATTTGGTTGACTGAAGCTGTGACTTCAAGAGCCATTTGAGTCGAATACATTCCGACGTCAAGCATCTTCTTACCAAGATATGCCAACCCAGCAAATTTAGCTAGTTTAGCAAATGTACCCAACATAGAACCGGACTGTGCCTTGATCTTGTTGGTTGATTCTTGGATCTTACCAGATGCATCTTTGACTCTGTTCTCGACTTCTTTCATCTTGTTCTTGAAAGGCGCGATTTCAGCATCAATCATTACCTTGAGCTCATCAAGAGTAATCCCCATCTATTCTCCTTTCATCTTCATTTTTCGATTATGACTTTCAGCGAATGCGCGCATCCGTTCCTTATGCATCTTCATTTCTTGTTCTTGTCTTGCCTTTTCGACTTGGTCTCTTTCTTCCTGGAATAAGTCCGGAGCATAGTCCCAAACATCAAGAGGTTTAGCTTCTTTAGAAAGCAATAAGGATACGTTATTCGCTATCATTTGCGAAAGCCTGTAAGATTCAACTATTTTTTCTTTTTGCTTTTGAATCGTGACACGATTGTGACTTTCAATCATATCTCTGATTTCTAATATGGTTAGATCCCAAAAATCGAGAGGCTTACCCCCGATATCTAAGAACATCGGATATAGCCTCTCAACCATTTCTTTTACTGAATGGACAGCAGTCTCTTCTAGTCGACTACTTCCATTTTGGCTTTGGATTTTTTGGGAGCTTTCTTCTTGTTTTTCTCCTCCCGTGGCATAAAACCCGATACTTGAAGCATCGGCAAGACAACATCTGCCATAAACGCTGCCTGGTCACCGCCATTATCCACGTAAGAATCATATAGATCAGATACATCTTCAAATGAAATGCCGTGCTCATATTTTTGAAGTGCTCCATGAGTTAAGAGCAACATCACCTTCAAAGGTGGCAATGTGAAAGATTCGCCTTCTGCAGGCATAAACACCTTGAGCAAATTCATTCCGATTTTTTCTTCGACTTTTGTCGCTTGCAAGGATGTGAGGCGGAGCTTCAACTCCTTATCCTCGCTGACTTGCCAAACTGCGTATGGTAGAGTAGTCATCTATTAACCTCCAATTCCGTCTGTGAATTCAAGTTCAGATTGTAGTGCAATTTTAAGAGTGAACTCAATAACAGAGTTCACACCACCGCCGCCAAGTTTTACAGATACTTGGCCTTCAAATTCAACCTTGGTGTTGTCTGGGTATTTTTGTTCAAAGAAGAGTTTCTCCTTATTGTCTGCCGCTTTACGCAAAACACGGTAAGAAGAAGTTGTGCTTGAGTTATCATAAGCGAATTTGTACTCAAGCTCTCCTGCATCACCAATACCAAATTCGTATTTTTTCACCTTATCTGCAAGGGTTGTGTTTTCAACCTTTTCAGGTTCGATACCGAATTCAGGTACTTCTTTAAGCCCTACAAGTTTTTCGTAAGTTCCTTTAGCTTTTCCGTAAGAAAGCGTAATTCCGTTTGCTAACATTTAATTCTCCATTCTGTATTGATAA